ACTGTAAATGCACCATACAAACCACCAATCACTGTTGATACGACACCAAATGCAGCACCTGCTGTAACAGCAGTAACTTTAATACCCAAAATCTTAAACTCTTTGTTTTTGAGATTTTCGATACCATCTTCTAATTTTTCTAATTCTTCTCCTAAGTCTTTGTCTGCCATTTGACAAATGCTCCTACTCTATCGTGGACTTCGGGATCTTCTACATATACGTATCCCTTTGGAGGATTGGTCGATTGTTCTTTCCATACAGGAATAAATTCAGAAATGTTTTTACGAAAATCAGGGTTTGATCTAAAATGAACTTCTATCAATTTCCCACCAATAAACTCACAGTTTATTCTGGGTTTATTTTTAAACTCCTCAAGTATTTCAGGAAAGGGAACCTGATCATCTGTCTTTATCCATCTATCCCATTTCACAAAGGTATCGTCTGATTTGATGCCTTCAACACAAAGAACTTGTTGGCCGTATTCATAATCTACAGATAGGTGTCTACCTTCAAACCACTCACACCAAAAGTGACCAACATTTAAGTTCAGTGTATATTTTTCGATCCAGAGTTTTTTGGCACCAAGTCCAAGACCAAGTGCATTTACACATGGTCTCACAATATAATAGTCTGGTTTAGGAACATCAGTTCCCACAGGACCACACGTATAGCCAAGCTTACGGGACAGGATAAGTTTATCCACTACCCATAATTCGTCTGGATCTGCTGTCTTCCAATAAAGATCTTCTTCTGTATCTTCGTAAATTGAAATCATTTTTTGTTTGCTGTTAAAGCCTCTTTACCATAGAAGGCTGCAACAATTGCAGCAACAGATACAAAATATGTAGGTGCAATGTCTTTCAGTAGAGAAGAAGCACCTTCAAGACCAACAACACTGGCTAAAATGATTGAGAATGGGTAGAGAAGCATGCCAAACAAGGCAAACCACGCCATGTTTCTTTGAGCATCCTGTCTTTTATCCTCATTTTCAATCTGAAGCATTTTTTCACCTTTAGCCATTTCTTCGTCAGTAATGACACCATCACCATCAGCATCGAATTGATTGTAAATCGAATCCTTTTCTAATGTTTTAGCTGCCATCTTATCCTCCTAACGAATCAAACATCGATGTCAATTCTGGTGCAAATGCCGACGCTGCCCAAAGCAGAACACCGATAGCACCTACGCCAATTACAACCCATTTCATTTTCATGTCATCGACAGACATTTTGACGCCAATGAGTTCATTGCTTAATACTCTGAGAGAAATTTCCATTTTTCCCTCTGGCATGTCTACGATTTCAGGTGTTTGATTTTGTGTTTGTTTTTGTTCTTCAGCCATTATTCTATTCCTTCTAATGAAACTTTACCTTCGTTTAAAAGACGTTCTCTGTTAGCCATATGCTGTAGATGAACGTCATCCTTGCTTTGACCATGATAAGGGACAGCATGTCCTTCCTCTATGAGGATTTCTGTTGCTCTTTTTTCTTCAATCAAAAAGTCGCCAAGGATACGACCAAACTTACCTTTTGCATCTTCACCACTCTTATCAATTTCAGTTTTCAAAACTTGTGAAGATCCAACAGGAAGAAGTTCTTTAAGTCTATTTTTACTAGCTAGACCAAATTGTTTTTCTACTTTGTCTGATGTTCTTGATTCTGGAGTATCTATCCCCATCATTCTTACACGTTCTTTGTGCATCCACATACCGAATCCAAGATCGATATCAATATCAACTGTATCGCCATCAACAACTCTCAGTATTTTACATTTGTATTCATACATAGTTATCTCCGTTAACCTGAAGTTTGAAATTGGAGTGCTCTGAGTCTCTGAATTTCTTGTTCAAGTCTCATAACTTCTAATTGCTTTTTACGAAGTTCAAGTTGATAAAGATCATTACAATCAATTCTTGATTTTGGCTTTTGGCCTAAAGGAATAGTAATTCTAGCAAAGACACCTACATCTCCAACTCTCGAATCTACATAACCATCAAGGGGATCTGTATACCCCCTCCCAATAATGCCAGTCACACCAAATTCCAAGTTTGTGGCGGAACCAATTGCATTAGAACAGTCTAAGTCTCCAGCTTTGAATCTATCAGACTGATAACTTCCGGGTGCAGAAGGTAAAGATAGATTTAGTGAGTTAGATTGACCAAATGCAACATGTGCTGTTATGTTTAAGGCTATAGTTATTGTAATCAGTGTGAGGATAAAAATAGTGTATTTCATAGGATCTACACCTTTGAACATATTCTCGAATCAATGCCTGTTGATTGAACATCGTCAAGAATTCTTTTTGAGGTAGTGCATATGTATTCGATACGATCACAGTCATCTTCACGGATGTATATGTCCACATCCTTTTGACCCAAATACGAGACATTCAATATTTTTTCAGAAGAAGCAAAGGGTATTGGGTTCCAGTTCTCATCGAAAACTGAAATTTCATAATAACTTATTTCTTTTCTTTTGTTGAAAATTTTCATTGTAGTCACGACAACACCGTCTAAGAATGATGGCTCAAACTTAGGGTAAGTAGGTGTCCATTCGTGTGAGTAAGCGGTGGTGGAAAACAAAATTCCCACCACCGTCATAATGATTTTTTTCATCAGTTTGCAATGCACTCAGCAGTTATGTTTGCAGAGTATTCGCCACCCGGAAATGATTTTCCGAAACCATAAGTCACTTCTGAATCGATTTGAAACCAAGTAGAACCAGCAACAGTCAAATCGTATTCTGTGACATTGTTGTACTCTACTTTTGCTGCTTCGTAGCCAGACATAAGAGTGTCTGACGTGGAAGACACAGTAACTTCTCCGTCCCAATTGACAGCATCAGTCAGATTTGGTGAAGAAGCAAAGGTTTCAGGCCAAGAAATTTTTGCAGTATAATAATCCGCAATGGTAACATCGTATCTCACGACAGGAAATACACCACCATCAACGGGGTCTGTGCTAAGTGCGTCTGGGGTAGGGTTTCCGTAAACACCAGCGGTATCGGTGAAGATACTACATTTTGAAGATACGTTTCCTGTTATTGGAACAGATTCAGAGTGAGCTAAACCTGCTGCAAAGAGTGCAGACAACGTGAAGATAGTCCTTAACATTTTTATTCTCCGGTTAATTCTTCTCTATCATATTGAGAGCGTACCATAGAATAATATTTGGCTGATCCTGCCAGTTGTCTCAAAGCCCTGTTGTTATCAGACAATAGTTTATCTTCAAGTTCGTGTTTATCAGGATAATCGTTTCCCTGATAGGTAATTTCATAATACGGATGAAAAAGAAGATCATTTGTTAATTTTTTTAAAGTTTCTTGCTGTTTTTGTATATCTACTAGACCACCAACAACAGGGTCAGACCTTAAAAGAATTTCTAGTTCTTCCTCTTCTTCCTCCAAAATCACTACATCGTCTTCTTCAACTTCAACTTTTCGGGATTCCTGTAAACTGACCCAATACTCGTAAAACTCTTCATCAGGCGTCATGATCTCAATCCCGCTAACATATTTATAAACTGCATCTAAAAATCCCGGACATGATGGGTCAGATAAGGGATTTGTGCAGATAATGCTATCTGTTGTGATGTCCATTCTGTATGAGTAGATCATAGAAGGATCTGAAATTGTTCCATTTCCCTCCACTTCCATGCTTCCTTGACCCCATTGTTCTCCGGGTATTCCAGTAAATCTAAAATTCTTTTGGATAGAGTTTCCGGGTAAGCCAGACCAATCATCGACCTCCTCAAAAACATAGCCGCCGTTTATTGGATCTTCGTTACGAATATACACTTTAGCGTCTTCGGAAGGATCTTTAGACATGACGTAATAGTAAGTCACACCATTTACTTGTAGACTAACGTTTGGTGATGAGAAGTCTGGCAAAACACCAGTCATCGACCAATTAAGACCATTCTGAGCAGCATTATTGGTAACGCCGTAAATGCTATCCTGACCCCAAGAGAATGGCGAGAACACCAAAAACAATAGCACCGCCAATAAGGGTAGTTCGAGTATCCGGATCAAAGTTGATACCTCTGTTATCTGTGTCTGGTCTTCGGCTTTGGTTAATTGGATCGTTCCACTCTTCTTTAGCTTCCTCTCCAATTTTTCCATCTATGGGGCAGGGCGTTCCTGCGTCCATCATAGCCGTAAAAATTCTAGGATCTTGACACATCACTGATACGGCTGCGACTTTCATTCCCATATCATACAGAGTTTTAGCATTTTTAAGTTTTTCACAATTCATGTCTCTTACTGTAGAACCAGCAGAAATGCCTAAGATTTGTGTTTGGACAGCGCCAGAAACTCCAATAGTACAAATATCGGAATTGGAGGAGTTTATGCTCGGTGCAATAGCCGAAGGAGGCGCTGTAATTATAGTTGTTGTAGATTCAGTTGTGGAGTCAACAGTGCTTTCAGTATAATTTTCAGTCACTATCGGATCATTTTGAGAAAATGCAATATTTGGAATAACAAAAAACACTGCTACGAGTAGCAGCTTTTTAAACATTTTATGTCCTTAGATGTCGAAAAGTTTTCTAGATGAAATCACTTCGAAGAAGGTTTTACTCTTCTGATTGTTTAAAGCATTATAATTTTTAAGTGTAATTTCAGAATATGTTGGTCTGTAGTGTAAAGTCCTTTCTTTAGGAATGCACAGAAGCTGACCAGTCGTTCTCATTGCCTTTCTTTTCTCGTCATTTCTCAAAGGATTCATTTGAGGATCTTTTTCTGGCTGAGAAGAAAGAACCTGAAGCATATCCTCTGGTGTTCTGATAGATTTTAGTTTTTCTAAGACAATCTTCATTCTATTTTCGGAAGACTTTCTAGATGCCTTTTCATGAGG